CAAGGCATCAAACTCACGAGTTATGTGGCGATGAAGTGTCGCGAAAAAGATACACTGATGCCGGTGATCGACAAGGATCGAAGCGAATCCGGGTATGAAGGCGCGATCGTCCTTCCCCCGAAATGTGGACTTTACCTGGACAATCCGGTTGCATGCAATGACTATTCATCACTGTATCCGTCATCAATGATTAGCGAGAATCTGTCCCACGATAGTAAAGTATGGACAAAGGAATACGATCTTGATGGTAACCTTATCCGCGAGACAGGAGAGCGTGAATATGATAACCTCCCTGGATATAAATATGTGGACGTTACCTATGATACATATAAGTGGACGCGTCCTAAATCGTCGACAAAGACGGCCGCGGCGGCCATAAAAGTGAAATGCGGGAAAAAGGTGTGCCGGTTCGCACAATTCCCGGAAGGTGAGAAGGGGATTATGCCTGCGATCCTGGAAGAACTTCTCCTTGCGCGTAAAACCACGCGAAAACTGGCGGAAAAACAGACCGACGCATTTATGGCGAATATTTTGGATAAGCGTCAACTTGGTTATAAGGTGACGGCCAACTCATTATACGGACAGTGTGGTGCGAAAACGAGCACGTTCTACGAAGTGGATGTGGCCGCATCTACGACCGCGACGGGACGTAAACTGTTGACATACGCCCGCCGCGTCGTGGAAGAGGCCTACGGGGATATCCTCCTCCCGACATCTCATCCCACATACCCCGTTGTCCATTCCAAAGCCGAGTATATTTATGGCGACACGGATAGTGTCTTCTTCACGTTTAATCTCGCAACGCCTGATGGCGTCCCTATCCGCGGGAAAGACGCGATCGAAATCACAATTGAACTCGCAAAACAGGTCGGCGAGTATTCATCGAAGTTTCTGAAGGTACCACACGGGTGGGTCTATGAGAAAACAATCTGCCCATTCGCCCTCCTGCGTAAGAAGGGATATGTGGGTGTATACTACGAACAGAACCCGAATAAAGGCAAACTGAAGAGTATGGGAATCGTGCTGAAACGCCGTGACAATGCGCCCATTGTGAAGGAAATTTACGGCGGAATTATCGATATTCTGATGAAGGAGCAAAACGTCGACCGGGCCATCGCCTTCTTGCGCGAGAAACTTCAATATATGATCGACCAAAAATGCCCCATTGAAAAACTCATCATTACAAAGTCGCTGCGGTCTGATTATAAGAACCCGCAACAAATCGCGCATAAAGTCTTGGCCGATCGTATGGGTGTCCGCGACCCAGGCAATAAACCGAACACCGGCGACCGCATCCCGTATGCGTATATCCACAATGACACCAAGGGCGCGCTTCAAGGCGATAAAATAGAACATCCCGATTATATTCACGCAAACCGACTTCAATTGAATTATTCCTTCTATATCACGAATCAGATTATGAAACCAGTTCAACAATTATTCGCACTTGTATTGGAGCAACTCCCCGCATTTCAGAAGAAGAAGGGGCGTTTCTTAGACGTATTGGAAACCGTTGCGTCGTCCATCGACGATCCAGTGAAACGCGAGAAGAAAATAACAGAGATGCGTCACAAGGAGGTGAAATCGCTGTTATTTGACGAGTTCCTCGTAAAGGCCGACAATTTGAATAAGGGGAATCGTCCAATTACGGATTGGTTCCGTGGCGGAACAACAAAAAAAGATATGGCGAAATGATGACCGATGAGAGAACTACGATCATCCCCCCCGTAATTTGGATGAAATATTCGGTTCCGAATTCACTAAATCTACAAGTAATTTTTTTACGTATTTATTGTATCCGTCAATAATGTTGGAAAACGCGTTCAAGATAATCACGACGACGAACATTATAATGACGATCACCGAGAATTTGGCGCGATTCGAAACTGGAGAAATATCGCCATACCCCATTGTTGAGATCGTCACTAGAACAAAATAAAACCGGTCGAATAAAGCCTGATAAATATTTGCGTCATCGCGCCGGTTCAGTCCTGTAAAATTGCGATAATCACGACAAACAATGGTGAGGATAATCGTCATTGCCGCAATAAACCCGATAACGATGAACAAGTTATATACAACATCTTCGATCATTGTATCGATACATTATGTATCGATAATAATAGACCCTCCCCTCGCCCCGACCCATCAATCGACATCCATTATATCCTCGTCGTCGTCGTCGTCGTGATCGCGATGATGATCATCGGGATAGTATTCGCGATAGTTGTATCTGGGCGACGAAAATGTGATATGGTCTTGCCCAATACTATCGATTGTAACGTTATTCAGCACCGCCGCCGATGTATTATCATCGGATTGAACGCGTTGTTGGGTGGTTGGATCCGTCGTCGGCAGTGGTCGATATTCCCGAATATCGCGTCTACACAATGGACACGTAGAATGACTTGTGAACCATTCTCTCAAACTATTTCGATTGAAAATATGATTACATCCACGTATCATTGTGATTTGACTGTCGTCGGTGAATTCGTCACGCGAAATCGGGCATGTTGCGTTGATGGGAGAGATAATGTTTGAAAATACCGTGTTTAAGGTTGCGCGGTTGATTTGGTCGTTTGTTGGCGCTCCGGCGCCACTGCGGTTAGTCCCGCCGTCTGTATTCGTGCGAATCGCGAACGGAACCGTGTATAGCATCGAGAATAGATTATGATTATTGTTATTGGTATTGGTAGTTCTCTCGGTTGGTTGCGGCGCTTGTCTTGCCGCGCGATCGAGATCGGTAGAAATATATCTTGACAACAGACGCGGAAGAAGTTCGCTGATACGATTCGTGTCGATGGTCGTATTGGTCGCGGGTGGCGCCTCTGTGGTCGACGGTGCTGCCGCAGCAACCGAACCTACCTCCGAGGTTCTATGTTGTAAGTGTTGTCGATGTTGTTGATGTTGTTGATGTTGTTGATAATAAAAATATTGACGTGTCTGTGTTCGCAGCAGGTTTTCTCGCAACGTCTGTTCCATACGATTAAATATGATATACCCGTTCGTAATAAAATCATTGTAGCGGTGAATCAGTGAAGTGTATTCGTCCATATAGATTTGCTCGTCTTCAACCGCATTATAATACTGATTCAGATGAAATCTCTCGTAGTAGTTGTCGGAAAGTCTATCTTCGCTGCCGCCTCCGCCGGCCCGTCTAGGTTGTATAGAATTATAAGATAAATCTGTAGCCATCGACAATACATAAGTAATGATTCGTCTTTCTATATCTTATTTTGCGCCGTTTTTACGTTCCCGATCCCGATCCCGATCACGATCCCGATCGAGTTAGTTATTGTAAACGTCGTCGTCGTCGTCGTCGTCGGGCGCAAACGCGATCCCCGCAATCGCCGTCATATCCGACGTTGATACACGTAATGAGTATGAAGAAGAGGACAAAGAACGACCCCGCCATAACGATAAATTCTCCCAAAATAAGTGGCATTGTCTAGTTGCGCGTCGTCTTTCGATAAATGAAATGATACGCGATCAATTTTATTCGTTTTTCACTTAAACACAAATGTATATTATGATATAAAGACAATTCTACAACAAGCGATTACCCACCACCCCCGATATGGACGTCTGCCGATTCCCGGATTTTGTAGGCCGAGGGATTACCGGGTTAATGAATATGGGAAATACGTGTTTCGTGAATTCGTGTCTCCAAGCACTTTCACACACGTATGAATTGAACCGATTTTTAAATGATGATAAATACAAGAAACGCTTAACGAAGAAACCCGACGCCGTATTGTTAACCGAATGGGATAAACTGCGAAGTTTAATGTGGAGCGAAAACTGTGTTGTATCGCCTGGCGGATTTATGACGTCGATGAAACAAATCGCGCGCCTGAAGAACCAGGAACTTTTCACCCAAAATTCACAGAATGACGTCCAAGAGTTCTTGGTCTTTATGATGGATTCGTTTCACATGGCACTTGCGAGAGAAGTGAATATGACCATAACAGGGAACGTAAATAACGAGAAGGACGTGATGGGAAAGAAATGCTATGAAATGATGAAGCAGATGTATACGAATAATTATTCGGAGATGTTGAATATCTTTTATGGGATTCAAATGTCAGTGATCGAGAGATTACACGACGAGAATGGGCGCGAAATTGAAAACGACGGCGCAGCAGCAGCAGCAGCAGCAGCAGCAGCAACAGCACCCTTTTCCACCGACAATATCTTGAGTTTGTCCCCCGAACCCTTCTCTATCATTTCACTGTCGATCCCATTGGTAGAAATCCCGGAGACAAGGAAAACACGCATCCCAACGTTATACGATTGTTTCGCACATTATTGTGAGGGAGAGCGAATGGAGGGGGATAACGCGTGGTTTAACGATAAAACAAAACAATATCAGGCCGTAAAAAAGCGGATTCTGTATTGGAGTTTACCCAACGTGATGATCATCGATTTAAAACGCGTCCAATATACCGACCGTGGTCCCGTTAAGGTAACAATTCCTGTAGATATCCCGCTTAAAAATTTAGACTTGAGTGCGTTCGTCCGTGGGTATAAACGCGACAGTTATATCTACGACTTATATGCGGTTTGTAATCATCACGGCAATTTTAGTAAAAGCGGGCATTATACGGCGACGATCCGGTCAGCCGATGACACTTGGTATAATTTCAACGACGAAACGGTAAAGCAATGCGATTTGAAAGGAGACTCAATCACGAGCAATATCCCATATTGTCTGTTTTATCGTAAACGACAGACGCCCGCGACACCCGCGACGCCCGCGACGCCCTAGGCGGTAAACTATAATATATATAATTTGTATACTGATATTGCTAAATTATATATTGCGATCTATATAGAAATGAATGATCAAAATTTAAAATCCGGGGGCGCAGACTCCGGAATATCAACCCCGTCGTCACCACCCCTTATCAATAATATGAGCAGTATATTTGGATGGTTAGATGATAAATTCGACACACTGATAAAACCACGGATTATCATCATCATTCTTATTGTAATTGGTATGTTCTATTTTATAATATCGGCTTTAGGAAGTGGAAACGGAAATGATGGCGAAGATACAATATTCGCAAATACGTCGATAATTGAAATCATGTTATGGGCGATTTTCATTGTCATCGTTTTATTAAACGGATTCCAGTATTTTTTCAATACAAACATAACGACTGAACTGTCTAATCTGTTTTCTACCTCACCGAAAATCGCGATATCCGAGGCAGTTCCGGCCGAACCTACGGCCACCGGCGATTTAGGCGCGGGTCCGTCTCTCAAAATGCGCAAGCAAGTTTTTCATATCCCCGCAAGTATTTACGACTACGACAACGCGAAGGCGTTATGTCAGGCGTATGGCGCAACGATCGCAAATATTGACCAAATCGATGAAGCCCATAAATCCGGTGCCGAGTGGTGTTCGTATGGATGGTCAGATCATCAGATGTTGCTCTATCCTACGCAAAAAGGGACGTGGGATGAACTTCAAAAGAGCAGCGATCCCGCGAAGAAAAACAGTTGCGGTCGACCGGGTATTAACGGTGGGTATATTGCCGATGCGAGTATGAAGGCCGGCGTGAATTGTTATGGTCCCAAACCTGAGATGAATCAGGGATCATCCAAACTGATGGCGAATATTCAGAACTATGAAGCCGGGAAGATGTTGGATCCAATCCACGA